TCCCTTGACGCGCCGCGCCCGCCCGCTTACCAAACCGCGCAGGCGGGCCTGTAGCTCAATTGGTTAGAGCAGAGCGCTCATAACGCTTTGGTTGCGGGTTCAAGTCCTGCCGGGCCTACCAAAACTCCGCTTTTATTCAATGTTTCCAACGAACATGTGTCACACGAAATTGGAAATGTGTCGCATATGATTTCAATGGCTTGTAAGCGGGGTGTCACACGCTCTATTGACGGGACACGCACCTTTCTGACAACGATCCGGTCATTCATGGCACACTCCTAATTGCGGCTATTCAATCATTATGGACAGAGTGATGGTGTCTCGCTCGACAAGCTCGTCCTCTGGTGCAAACGGACAGTCTGCATAGACGGTATAGACCAGCAAACCCGCACGGCCTTTCGGCGCATAGGCGGGCATGTTGTATTCAACGGGGATAGTCTCGAACTCAAAGCCCAGGTTCACCGGCAAATAACCGTCTGCGAAATTCAGGGGGAACCGTTCCCCGGCAATCTCAAGGTACGGCCTGCCGCTTTGGAACACGCATTCCGCGCCCTCAACAGTCCTGCGTCCATGAAAGAACGCCGTGCAGGTGGTGCCGCGTTCGCATGAACCATATTCGTCTGTGAGGCTCTGCGAACGCTGTTGCGCCCAGATCACAACCTCTGTGCTATCGCGGCGCTGGCTGTCAACTTCGTCAGTGAGCTGTGCTAAATCGTGCTGCAATTCCTCGACCGCTTCGGGGAGCGCGGCGAAGGCGATAAACTGAACGCGCACCGGTTCAAAGATCAGCGTTGCGAAGAACACAAGCAGAGCCATAAACGCCCAATCGATGCTCTTTTGCAGCAAGCGTGAGGCGATGGCCTTGGCATGGTCCTGCGTAGATTTCTCAGTCATCAGTCACAATTCCCGCAAGGCCACTGGCGATGTATCGCAAGCAGCCGAACGCCGGAGCGCCGCGCCGCCCGTATATCATCGCCAGCAAGTGCCTTGGCGTGTGCTTCTGCCTCCGGTCGCGCCGCGTCCATCAGCGCAGCCGCCCTGCCCTCGGAACGCTCAGTCCCAAGGCCGAAGCAGCCACTCAATAACGTCGCCATCATCAGAAGGCAGATCAGTCGTAGATTTCTGTGCATCTTTCGTTCCTTCGATATAGTCGGAGGCGTTGTTCAGGTCGTTGGCCTGTTGCGTGTCTGACCCGCCCTTGAGGTAGAGCCAGACGCCGGCGGCGATCAGCGCGAGCGCGATGCCGCCGTAGATGTAGGGCCGGATCATTTCGCCCACCCGCGTTTGACCGCGAAGGCATAGACCACCTCAACGGCAAGGCCAATGCCGAGCGCGACGACCGACACAACGTCGGGGTCACCCGCCAGCAGGTTCGCAGCGTCAGCGCCGATAATCAGGCCGACGATGTATCGCAGGATGATACGTGCAATGGGGGCATAGCTCATGCCTTATCCTTTCCAAATAAGCCCGCCAGCAGGGACGCCAGAGCGGCACACAGGGAGCGTTGAGGGGGTGTTGTGGGGGGTCGTGGCGCTACGTGGTCCACAGCGGGCTGTGACGCGCCCAGAATGGCCTTGAAAGCGTCTGACACGTCACGCTTGACCGCGCTTCCCCAGACAGGCGTGCGACGGCTGGTCAACTGCGTGTATTCCGTCATGAAGCCGTCACCGGACCACAGCCCATCAAAAAACAGGCTGCATTCCTTTGAACGCCGCCCGATGATCGACGCAGGCTTGTTGTACCACATGAACGTCACACGAGCGCCGGACACGTCGCCCGCCTTCCAGCGCGTCACCCAGCTTGCCTTGCGAATGCTGCCCGTGTTCCAGTGGAACGAGAGAGCCGCAGCGAATTGCGCCTCGCTCAGATCATGGCCTGCGAACACCTCGCGCACATCGTCCGCGTACCGCTCAAGCGCCCAGATGAATACCTCAAGGCATTTCTGCAACGGCTGCGGGTTGTTGATATAGCGCTCAACGTTGTGACCGCTGGCGTTGGTCAGGCCGACCGACCACGTTTCGACGCCAACGGAATCGCGGTAAGTCTGGCGGATGACGGCCTCGTGATGCGCCACCTCAAGAGCAACGCGCACGGATATTGGCAACGCCGAGGCGCAGGAATGGGTCATGTCTGGTTCCTTTCGGGGGTTATTCAGGCTGAAAGCGAGCCGTGCGTCGGCTTGTTAAGCCTTTTCGCTTTGGCTAGAGATGAAAGGCATTAGCTCCACGCCCAGGCAAAACCGGAAAACACATTATGACGTTTCTTACCTACGTGGTGCTTCCGCTAGAAATTCTGACGTTCTTTTGCGCGTTCCTGTCAGATGCTATGAAATTTAGTCCAGCAATCCGAAAATGTGTTTTCTTTTTGCTGTCGGCGCTATGGGTGATCGCAACCGTGTCCCGGCCTTGGGGCGTTTCTCCGGATGATTGGAACTATTCATTTCACCTCGTCCTTTCAGACCCGTTTTCAAAATCTGGGTTTGAGGATGCGATGGGGCACAGCTTCTTGTATTATCAAGCCCTAGCAATAGTTCGTGACTTCACTGACACCGAGGCAGCTTTTTTGATAATAGCGGGCGCGGCACTAGGTCTGAAACTCTGGCTAATTGGCAGGATCACGTCGCACAGCCTAATGTCGCTTTTCGCGTATGTGAGCATATTTTGGATGCTGCATGATGTTGTGCAGCTACGCGCGGCTGTCGCAAGTTTGCTGCTTATTCTAGCGATCCATCTTTATTCAAGCGGAAAAAAAGCCCCTGCTCTCGCCTCTATGGCCGCTGCTCCGATGGTCCATATTCAGGGTGCAGTCGTTCCAATCGGTATTGGTTTGCGATGGCTGTTTGCAGAGAGATTTTTTCTGGCAATCGGGGTGGTTCTTTTCACACAAGCCTTAGTCTCAGCGGGTGTAGCCCCGTCTAAAGCGATTTTCGCTTTCATACCAATCGACAGTGAAAGGGCGCTTGCAACCCTAGACGCGAGTGAGGGAGGAAGCGGGCTCAGGCTAACCACCCTTGTAATGGTCGCAGGGCTTGCTTTGGCTATACCCGGCTTACGCTCATGGCGCAGTGCGGCTATGGATTTGGCGTTTTATACCGTGATTGGCGGCTTTTTGGTTTACTGGCTGACCGCAGGAGTGGGCGGGGTCAGCAACAGGTTAATGCAGTTCCTATGGGTTCCGATTGTGCTTTTGGCCCCATACTACAAAAAGAATTTCTTTACTTACTTCGGCTTCATTCTGATCTGCCTAGCCTACTTCTACCTGTCTGGTTGGATCAACCAGCTTATGGGACATGCCGGTTGATCCTAGGTCAGTTCGTTACTCCGCTATTGGCCGACGAACTTTTCTACGCGGAAGCGAGAGTTGAACATCATCACATAGCCGTTCACGTAAACTGAACGCAGAAGCACGTTGGCCTCCCCCGGCGCGAAGTCATACAGCTTGACGGTTTGAGTATAGGGGGGAGGCGACATGAACAAAGCTGGCTCCGTCGTCTCAGCCGTCCAATAGAAAAGGTTACCCGTATCCGAGTCCCTCACTAGGCTGCGCACAGTTTCCGTACCGGGACGCCCCGGCGGCTGATAGGTTTGAACCCCCATGTTCACACTGCCAGCAGCAGTGTTATTACGTGCTGCCTCCAATAAGTGATAGCTTGGCCTGTCGCTGGTCAGGATAAACTTTCCATCCCGCTGACTCTCACCATTAAATCCAGCCGGGGGAACCAATAGAAAATCCACTGGGTAATGGTTGGTCCGAGGGGCAACGGGAGTTGTCCATTGTAGCCAACTATCTGTGCCTCCTGGGCCTGCTCCGATCCCAGAAGGTGTTAAACGCTGCAACCCGATTTGGTCACCCCATCCCGCATCTCCGAGCGAGGCGAACAACGCGACCGAACCCTGATTATGGAAAGAGTGTATGTGCCGCGCGCTTAGAAACTCTGCCGACAGTGCCCACGTCCTTGCTGTGAGATCGAACCGAAAAATACGCGGACCTCGAACAGGGTCAGGGCCGGGTGACATTCCTGTGGTTCGGACCTCTGCCCCAGAGGTATATTCGCCAATAAAGATATGACCGCCGACAACCCCTAGCCCGTATGGCCTTGCGGTAGCATTCCCGCTGCGTAGCCCCGCAGAGATAGGGCAGGATATGTCTGTCCACGTTGCGGTGGCGGAAAGGTCACTGCTTTCGTGTAGGTCTAAGTTGTTGCAAAGAACGTAGAGCTTCCCGCCCTCTACAATAACGTCTGCAATACCCGCACCAGTGGTAAGGGCACCTGGCGGGACTGTCATCTTGTCAATAAAGGTATGACCAGAATCAATGCTCATCGCCATATTGAATGTGGAGGTGTTCAATCCCCACGGCTGGCGGTTTGCAGGGTCTTGACCATAAACGCGCACAGTGCGGCCCGTTTCGATTTCGAAAAGGCCCTGAACTGGTGGCAGGTATTTTTCTTTTATTGTGACCGAAGGGGCAGCGGCGCTCAGTGTAGGGCTGGCCGGAGGGTTCGGCAAAGGGAACGCAGCGGTAGCAACTTCGCCCCCACCGTATTCATTTACTCCTACCCGGCCAATAGTGCTGTTGGTAGTTACGCCAACGTAATATTTACCAGCCGGAAGGCTCGTCTCAGGCACAGCCACAATCAATTCGCCAGCAGGTGTCAACTCTCGCGGGCCAGACCGGACCAAAAGCTCACGGGCGGAATTATAAATACCCACCTCGGCCAACTTGGCAGCAGTGTCAGCGACGATCACATCAATTGAAAGCCTGTTGATCACGGTTTCGGAGTACAGACGAAACGGCACGAGTTTGACGTTGGTTAGCTGGCTCTGCGTTGTTGGGTTTGATGTGGTGATATTCTTAATGCTGGCTAACTCTGCCGCATCGGCAGATTCAGCAGCCGCCACGCGATCCAGCGCCGTTTGCGCGGCATCTTCGGAAACCTGAGAAGCAAGCCCCGTGATCGTCGCATAATTCGCCTGCAACTCATCAACCTGAGACTGCGTTAGCGGCGTGCCAATCTCGGATAGCTGAGTTGCCTCGCCGCCATCGTTAAGCCAGAAGATCAACTGCAAATCCGACGCGGTAAAAAAGCCCTCGCCATCGCTGGTCCGAGCAAGGCCGTCCGTCGTATCGGTCGCGTAGATAAAGCCGTTGATAGATGCCGAAGACACCGCAGCCATAGCGGATTCAATCAGCGCCTCAAGTAGCTCTTTTGTGGTATATTTTGGATCAGTTCCAGTTGTCGGCAGAATATAGCCCATGCGGTTTTTCCTTATGCGTCTGTTGTGGCTGAAACGCTGGCTGTAAATGCCGATGCGCTGGCGTAGTCGCCCCGTGAGCGGGCGAAGTAATAGTGGGTAACGGAGGTGCCTAAGCTGCCCTCGTTAATGCTCACGATTGTGTTTTGGCTGGTGTAGATGGCGGTGCCGATCAGGCTGGCCGCGCCGCTGTCGTCTGTGTCGCTGCCGTAGATTTCGATAGCGCGGAAGTCGGGATCATTTGGCGTGCGGAAGCTGACTGTGATTTCGCCAGCGCCGCCAACCGCTGCGCCTTCAATCGGGATGTCGATTTCGATATCCACAACGGGCTTCATATCCTCAATTTCGACCCAATCGGAGTTACCGTTAGGGCCGATAGCGCGGACGCGGATATCATAGAACAGGTCTGGCGATCCTGAGAGGTGGCCAAAGACCTTGCCCGACCCGTCGCGCACGTCGTGGCCGATCACGCCGCCTGTCTCGTATTTGCCAAGAAGTTCGCCAATCCCAGCGTTCGACTTATATTCCCACTCGTAGCCCGTGACGCCTGACGTGGAAGGATCGAACGCAAAGCGGATGCGAGGGATAATGGTGCCGCCCGTGTTCAGGTTCACCGCGTCGCCCGTTGTGACGCTCAACGCGCCGGGGTCTGCCGTGCCTGTGCGTTCGTCGTCGTATTCCTCGTCAAAGACTTCTTCCTCGTCGTCGGCAGGCACCCAATCGTAGATAGCCGCGTCATGCTTGACCAAGGACGCAGGCAAGCGCATGGCAACTTCCCCGCTTTCGCCAATCGGGTCTAGGCCGGGGTGAATGCCTTCGATTTCATAAACGCCGACAAGCGCGTCGTAGGGCGATGGCAGCGCAATGGTGACAGTCGCCCCGCCGACGAGGTTAAACGCCTCTGGTGGCAGCGTGCCGCCCTGTATGCGCTCTTGTCTGCGCTGGCGTAGGCCGGTGATTTTGCGCACCCGCATCGCCTGCGTTGGTGAAGGGCAGAACGGCAGATCGACCGTCTTGACCGCAGGAACCCCGCCGTCAGCAGCCAGAGCGCCTGGAATATCCCACGGTGTCAAATCCGCAGTCTCGTATCCTCGCGCCGCAGAGAGGTAGCTGACGCGCAGCTGGTTCACCAGTTCAGCCCCCGGCAGCATGTCGGGGAACTCGAACCCCTCGCCGAGCAGGTAGGTCAGCGTTTCGGTTGGCTCACGATAGACGCCCGCCGCATAGCCCAGCTTCCCACCAACGCGGATAAAGTCTGCCGCGCCCGATATCATCATCGGGTTGAGCTGGTCCTCGATCTCGCCTTCGTTGAAAACCAGCGTGCCGCCGCAGATATAGCGCTTTTCGCTGCCGCCAGAGTTTAGCGTCACCACTTGGTCACATGCATTCGGGCCGTCTGCGTCGAAGCTGCTGTGAAGCTGTTCTGCGCGGTAGCCTCGGATCGGGTTATTAATCAGCGCATCACGAACACAGAGCGCGTGGTTGTCGCTCCAAGCGGTGATGCCCGTGCGCGGGTCTTCGACCAGTGACCACCGCCCCTCAACCTCGACCAATGGCGGCGTAGAGGGCCAGCGCTCCTGCCGCTTGCCGCTGTCGCCCGCGTCCAGCTTGAGCCAGATCATCGTGCGGCCCTTCCAAGCGTCGGTAGCCTTCCACAGGTGGTCCGCCGAACCCTCGACATAGGGCGCGTCGTCAGTGAACTCGGTAGGCGGGGCGGTGTGGTCGCCTCGGCTTACCCAGACAGTGACGTGGCCGCTAAACGGGTCTTCCGTTGCCGTCGCGCCGGGGCCGTCCAGATCAAACGCGTCGCCGGTCAGGACCACTTCGCGCTTATCAAGGTAGAGCGTGAAGGCCGATAGGTCGGATGGCCGCGAGCTAAGCAGCCACGCGCCGTAGATTTTCTTGCCCTTCACGGGTGTCCCAACTGGTGTGCCTGTAGCGCGGCACTCCCCATAGGGGAAACGATGGGCGGGGGATGTTGTCGGCTGCGCCAGATCCCGCGCCACGTCCTGCACTTTCGGCTTCTTTGCGAAGATTGCCGAAAAGGCGGTATTAATCAGGAACGAGACACCGAACTGCACCACGGCAGAGCTAATCGCCCCTGCCGCCGCCGCGCCGAAGCCAAGAGCGGTTGCCGCGCTGGTGATTGCCCCGCCAATGGCCCCGATGATAGGCGCTAGAAACGGCATGTCCACGCCCCCAGAATATCGGCCTTCACTATTGCCATTCCGGCCTCCGTCTTCGCGGCGTATTCGCCGGATTGAATGCAGATCGCCAAGGCCGCGCCGAACGTGTCAGCGCTTGCGATTAGGGCTAGGTCGCCCGCCTTGGGTGTCGTGGTTTTCGGTAGGTCAAACGTCGCCTCGCACCATGCGAGATAGCCGCCTGCCCGCTTGAGTATCCGCGCCGCGCCTATCGCGGTGCTGTAGTCGTTTCGACACCCTTCGAGGGGGTCAGCGCCGTGCAGCGCCTCGAAGGCCACACAAGCCGCCGTACAGTCGCGCCGAAGGCCCCACGCGAACGGATCGCGCAGGCTATCAAAGGCAGCGTTGAAAGCCGCCCGTTCTGTTATTCGGGCCACTGTTGAGGGTTGAACCGCAGCTTGTTGGCGTTCTGGACGTGCCGCCCCGCCGTGTCGCCGGGATATTTGGCGATCTGGTCTTCGTAGCTGTGCGTGATCGACGCCGAGGAACGCGCAGAGGGGCCAATGCCTAGCCCCAGCACCATATCGTGCGCCAAGCCACCGTCTGAGCGTGTCAGCGCCCCTGTGCGGCTGTCGAAGTAGCCTGTGAACAGTTCCACGGGGTCAGCTTTCAGCATATTGCCGCCCGCTGTCGTCGTGGTCGCAAACCAGACGGTTAAATCGCGGTTGCGGATGATCTTGCCGCGTTCGCCTAGCATATCCTCAACGGTTGCCGCGACCCGCACCGTCGCCTCAGATGTTGCCAGCCCGCCTTGCTCCATAGGGGCCGTGAATTGCACGAGCTTCCCCGCGCCCATCCACGTTTCCCCGCCCCATGACAGGTTCCCCGCGCCCGTGTGCAGGCGGATTTCCTCGCCCGGCCAATCGGCATAGGTCAGCAGAACGGGGTGGAAGTGGCCCTTGAGGTCGTCAATCAGCCCCGATGATGCGCCGCGCGTTAGCCCCACGGGTCAACCTCCGTCCATCCGTCGCTGTATTCGTCCTCGAACACCTCGCGGAAGTCCCACTGATAACCAAAGGTGCCAGTCACGCCCTGCACCGAACGGGGAACACCCGCCGCTTCAAACACGATATTCTCGCGCTGCCCGATGCTGACCAGCCCCGTCAGGGTGAACGCTTCGGGTTTGTCCGTGCGGATCGTTGCCACGCCAGACGCATCCGACCGCGCAACCGTGAGGACATACGCGCTTTCCTTGGTGTCGCCATCGGTCACGCTGATCACCTCAGAAGGCCGCGCCACGATACGCGAGGGAGGCAGGCCGGAGACGGTCAGGCTGTTCCAAGGGCCATCCGTTGCGGGTTCGCCTTGCAGCGCATAGGCCCCGTCGCCCCACAGCAGATCCACGCCGCCTGCCGTCCATAACAGGTCCGTCCCGTCGTCGGTCCATTCCAGCACATTGTTGCGCAGGTCCAGACCGCCGCGTGCCAGATACCAGAGCGATGAAAGGCACTCGACGCGAACGAGGTTAGGCTTGCCCGCCCACATGCGGTTGAGCATCCGAACGTAGCCCGCGCCCGCCTGATCCGTGCCAATGCCCGTGATATTGGCCGTCGCCACGCGCCGCGCCCGCTGCGCCGATGATGTGCGCGGCCTGCCCTCAATTAGCCCGACAGAGCGCGATTGCGGGTAGACCTCGGCCAACTCCCAACCCGTAAGCTGGAATGGGGGCCATGCGATAACGTCTGTCATTATGGTGACCACCCCGATTTGCTGTTCTTGAAGGATCGCTGCGAAGCGTTGACCGATTTCTGGACCGTCTGAGCGTCCATGACTTGCACTTGCGCCATAATCGTTCCGTTATCCGTTAGGGTAAGCTCCCCGCCGACAACGCGGACCTCCGCAACACCGCCGCCAGAAGCCCCGCGAAGGGCCGCTTGCGCTTGAGGAACGTTCAAAACACCGCCCGACTGCGACGGCACGAAAACCTCGCTATTGGGCGTATTCTCGTTCACCAGATAAGCGCCGCCAGCTTTGGCCGAACCGCCGTTTGCACGCTTGCCTGTCAGCGCACCAACTAGGCTGCTCAGAATGCCGCCGAAGCCCCCGCCAGATTTACTGCCGCCGCCCGCGAACACGCCCTCACCGAACAGTAGATATTCAAGAGCCGCCCGCTTGATGCTGTTCGTGAAGGCGTCCATTGCGTCAACGCCGCCCATAGCTGCGTCAATCACGCTATCCTTGAACTCTCCTTGGATTTTCTCCATTGCGGCGATCTTGTCGCGTGCAAGGTCGTATTCCTCGGCCAGCTTGCCTACCGCGCCTGCTTCCGCGTCAATCTTCGCGGTCAGTTCTTCGGTGATATCAAGGCCGCGCTTCTTCGCCTCGTCTAGCAGCTTGTGCTTGACGGTCAGCGCGGCGACCTCGCCTTTGGATTTGCCCAGCATTTCGACTTGGCGATGAAGGTTTTGCAGCGCCTCTTCCGAAATGTTGAACAGCGGCTCTTGTTCGCGCCCGCCCTTGCGCCCCGAACCCGAACGCCCGCGTGGGCGGCGTACCTTCGGCTCTGGCAAGACGTTGCCGTCACCGCCATACAGCGCAGAGTTTTCGCGGATCAGGGTTTCGCCAGCAACGCGCCCTTGGCCGTATTGCTCGTATTGGGCGGCAAGGTTGGATTTTTCCTGCGCCTGTGAGGCCGCGATAAGCCGCGCCGTTTCCAACGAAACCCCAAGGTTTTCGGCCAGCCGCGCCGCCTCGTCTGCACCACTGGCGATATTGGCTGCGATGTCGATCTTGGCTAGGTTCAGCGCCTGAATTGTTGCCTCAAGAAGCTGGTCGTAAAACTCTTTGCCTTCGTCCGTCGCCTCTTCAAGGTTCTTGGTCGCACCGTTGATGTAATCAGCCAGCGTTGCCATTGCCTCGGCCTGCTCTTCCGGCCCCTTGGCTTGCCCGATGGCGGCGAACTGTGCCACGACCTCATTCGCCTCTATGGCAGTCAGACCCAACGCATCGCCAAGATCGCTGATATTCGACCGGACATCTTGCAAATCGGAAAGCCTCGAAGTCAGCTCACCCAATTCACGGTTTGCCGCAGCGAATTGCGAATCCGTCATGTTTGACGGTTGGTTCAGTTCGTCCATCCGCGAAGAGATATCCGCGATAGTCTGGTCAAGTTCTCGCACCTCGTCAGGTGTGAACCCGAACACACCAGCAACGCCCAATTCATTCGCAACGCCACGCGCCGCAGTATCTAGTGCGGCGCTTGCCCGGATTTGTGCGATCTTGCGATTGATCGCGTAAATCGTTTCGGCTTGAGCGGCCATGTCGCCGAACTCTTTTGCCATGTTGACGCCAGCCAGTGAATCCGCAGCGCGTACAGCCTCAATACTTTCACGCAGCGCTTTCAGCTTGTCGGTCAGGTTCCCCGAACTCTCGGCTGCATCATCTTGAGCGCCGACCATGTTCCAGATTACGCCAGCCAGCGGCGCACCAACGGCCAGCACAGCACCCATGATAGCGCCCCACGGGCCAAGAATGCCCAGAAGCTGCGAACCTTGCTGCGTGAAAGCTGTAAGCGCCGATGTGCCCCCCTGAACCTGCACCGCGAAGTCGCCCACCTGATAGCCGCCTTGTTGGAAGATATGGCGGTTGCGGGTCATGAAGCCAGTCTGCGCCGCAACGCTGCTATTCATCGCAACGACATTGCTTGTCAGCCGCTTCGCACGCTCGGCGGTCTGATCATATTCGCGCTGAACAAGGTCCATGCCCTTGGCGTGCTGTGCCGAATCAATCGTGCCAGCTTCAAGCGCCGCGTTGAACCGCAGTTGCTGCTTTTCCAGCTTTGCTTCTGCCGCCGCAAGGGGCGTGAACTTGCGCTCAAGTCGATCAATCGCCGCGCCCGCAGATTTGGCTTTCTTCTCGAATTCCTGCTGTTTGAGTTCCAGGAGGATGGCAATTTTTTCAGTTGGTTCAGCCATGCTTCGCCTTCAATTCCTCGAACTGCTCCCAAGTGGGCGGGGCAGTTGTTTCGCCTGCGTGTGCTTCGTTCCAACCCTCGACAAAGAGGGACCAATCGGCGGGCGTCATGAGCCGCCAATCGGACATGCTTAGACCGGCGCTGATGGCGCTTTTGATTTTGTCCGCCGCTTCGTATTTGTCGGGGCGCTCGGTGCGGACGATCCAACTAAATCGTCGGCTTTTTTTTTATCCTCTGGCCGCAGGAACGCGGCCAAAAGCAAGTCCTGCGCCATTGCGCGGATCTTGTGGTTTTCGCTTGGGGGCATGTCGTCAACCAGCTTGTCAGCGGTCTTGTCATTCAGCCCGCCGCCCACCAGTCCCAACGCGACCAGATCGCGGCAGTGACGCGCCTGCGGTTCGCCCTTGCCTAGCAACTGGTCAAGCATAGTGAAGATGCCTAGGCCATGCTGTCGCTCAAAGCGCTCAATCTCGCCGTTGCGGAGGATCAGCGGGCGACTTTCGCCGCCCAACTGCTCCACAGTCCCGCCCAACGGGGCGTCTGCCGTGATCGGCATTTATGTCTCTGCCGTGAACGCTACAGGGCCGGTGGAAGTCAAACCAAATTCGAGGGTTACAGCACCGCCGTTTACCGTGGCTTCCGTCCCGATGTTTTCGGTGATGAACTTACTCTCGAACGTGCCCAGGCCGGGAATAATGACCTGATAATCGTTGATCGCCGTGCCGGTCAGCTTCGAGGTGATCAGCGCGGTCGCTTGCGCCTTGTTCTCGAAGAATCCAGCGCCAGAGAATGTCACCTTGCCCACGCCAGACATCATCTCTTGGAACAGTTTGTCACCGGAGCCGGAGCAATCAATCGTGGTCACGTCAACGGTGTCACCATCTAATGACAAGTTGCGGGTATTAAGCCCGCACATCGTGGAATATACGACAGGATCAGCGCCGTCACCGGCCTTGATCAAGAATAGATCGGGGTTCTGCTTTGCCATTGGTAGGCTCCTATTTGGGATCAATCGCTTGCCCAAGGCGGATTGAAGGGCTTAACCTTGCGCAAAATGCACAAGGGAAATTCTATGAAATATGCAGCCATAGCGGCGATATTGCTGTCAGGCCCAGCTTGGGGCGCAGCGGTTGACGCGGACAAATCCCGCATGATTGTTCAGAACGGCGAAGTGATCAGTTCCAGCTCGTTCGTTCAACCGACGCTAGGTTTCGAGCTACTAATTCGCCACGATGGCGCGATCTACATTTGCCAAGTCGGGCAAGATACGCGCTTCGGGTACAACGGTGCGGCGAATGTCAATTTCGTGGTGGTCAACGGGTGCGTTTCACCCGATGCCGATTAACCGTCCAGCAGCGTGGTAAACGCGACAATTGCCGTATGGCTTTGTCCGTCTCCGTCTTGTTCTACGGTCTGCGTTTGCCAGTGCATCTGAACCATAGTGTATCCGGTTACAGGCAAGGTGGTTTCATTCAGCGCCGCTACGATAGCCTCTGCGCATTTGGTGGCTTCTACACGCCCAGACGTGACGGGGCGGCTGTGTGTCTCAATCCCGAAGGTCATAGAGGCCGCGCTTGCGCAGGTCGTGCGAAAAGGGCGCGGCTCAATCCCGCCAATGCGGATATATGGTCGCGTGGCGCTCTGCGGGGGCTGGTCATAAACCCGCGTGCCGACCAGCGCAGAAACGCCAGAATCGGCTTTGAGGGCCGTGACAAGCGCCGCTTGCAGCGCCAGAGCGTAACCATCAGCCATTGAACAGAACCGCCAAAGCTAACAGCATCGAAACCGATAGCATGGAGCAGAAAAGCTTACGGCGACGGGTTTCGGCCTCTAGGCGGCGTAACGTCACCGCAAAATCGTCAAGCTGATAAGACATAATGCCAAGCATCACTTCACCGCCTTGATTGCATCTTTGATGGCCTTGCGATTCCGCGCCGCCCGTTTCTTCTTCGTCGCGCTAAGCGCAGGGTTCACAAACGGACGCGGCCCGCGTTCGCCCTCGATAACCTTCGCTTTCGGCCCGAAGTCGATAAGCTGTGAACCATCGTCTACGGTGACATTGCGGATAAGCGCCCTATTCGTGCCGGATCGCTGGGGAATAAGCACCTTTGCCATATCCACCACCGATTCCGCGTTTTCGCGGTTGGCACGGGCGAACTGTTCCTCAATCTCAGGCGTGATCCGCTTGAGCATGGATTGCGTTGCCTCGAAGCCGGATTTCTTCACTGTCCGCCGCCTGTCTCGACCAATAGATCTAGCATCGCGCCCTGATCGTCCGCGTTCGCGATACCTCTGATATTCCATGTCTCGCCACGGGCAACCGCCTGGTCAGCTTCGGTTAGCCCGCGCGCCTGGACACTTGAGCGGATGCGAATTGTGGCCGTCCGGACGTTCTCGACCGATCCCGCGGCAACACGCTCCTTGCCAGTGGTTTCGCGTACGTTTCCCCAGACCGTGAACAGCGGCTCAAACGTGCCCGTCACATTGCCATACGCATCAGGGGTTTCTGCCTGCCGATTGAACGCGACCAGATGCCGAAGCTTGCCAGCCCTCACAGCATCACCCTGTAGCGCGACAGAAGCGCACTCACAGCCATCGGCAATTCAACGGCCGACATTCCCATGACCACCGTTTCGCGGTTGTCGTACCAGTGCCCGACCAGCATCTTGATCGCGACCTTAAGGCCCTCATCCACATCAGCTGCATCGAACCCTGCTGAGATCGTGATCTTCACCGGGTAGCGTGCAGTGCTCAGTTCCGGCGACTGAATTCCATTGGCCCACTCCAAGACTGTTCGGTCCGACGGCGCATCTGTGATCACCAGTTGGTTCTCGGGCACGGTCGTTTGCATGCCAGATGAGTTGATGTAGCTTACAGCGACATCCGTCACCGGCTCGATAGGCAAGGCGAGACTGTTTGGCCAAGCATCCAGTTCCAGCAACCATTCCTGTTGGATGATGGCCCGCCCGAGGATGCCGGACGGGCCATCAAGATAGCCAACTGCAGCGGCGATGAGAGATTCAATCAAGGAATCCTCATCATCGTGATCGACACGACAGTACTGCTTTGCCTCTTCCAGTGAGACGGGCAGTTCAGCAGGATCAACTGTGCGTGTCAGCCGCATTGGTTAACCCTTCTTTCCAGTCGCGTCGGCCTTGGCCTTTGCATCTGCGTCAGCTTTTGCCTTGGCATCAGCCTCTTCCTTAGTATCTGCATCTGCCTTCGCCTTGGCGTCAGCCGCCGCCTTTTCCTTGGCCTCAGCGTCGGCTTTCGCATCGGCCTCTTCCTTGGCTTTGGCATGCGCTTCAGATCGAAGAGCTTCAGCCACCGGATCAACTGCCGTACCTGATGCGATCAGTTTGTCGGCCAACGCGTCATTGAAACCTGCGGTCTCGCCTGCCTGATACATCTGATGCGCCTTGATCAGGCGCACGATCTTCATTGTGGCAGGCGGTCAAAACCGCCGAGGACCAACACCGAGGACAGCTCGGCAGTGTCAGTGCCGGATGCGCTCAGGTTGGGTGTGAAGTTCGCTCGCACATAGCGGCCAGCGCCAGCAAGCGGAAGATCAACTTCCAAAGTGCCGGAAACCGTCCCGCCGCCTGAGGGGCCCGTCGCGACGACAGTGCTCACACCGGTTTTCAGGGTGGTCGC